GTAGGTGGACAATAATGCCGGAAAAAGTAACAAGAGAAGAAAAAATAATCGAATTAGCAATTCTTAAAGCAAGAGAAACATTAGAAGCACTACGAGATGGTGAAGACACTAAGCCTATTATTGAAAAGGTTAAACGACCAAAGGCTAAAGCATCTAAGCATGGTATTAAGCAAGACAAGGTTCATGCTAATGCCGGTGGAGAAGAGTTTACAAGTGGTAAAATTAAGAAAGGAAAGACAGAATCGGTAAAATCTATTCGTATGGCAAGAGCATTCGTTCTTCAAAAAGATAGAGAAATTGAAAAACAACTCGCTAAGGGCGTTTTAAACGAAGAAGAAACAAAAGAACTAAAACAAACACAACTTCAAGTAAAGGTTGCTTATAGAGAATTAACCAAACAAATGAATATGCTTGCTAAAAGCAAAGGTGGATTTGGTGACTTTAAGAAAGATGATAGAGATGTCGAATTTACAGAAGAGCAGCAACAAATGGCAAATGAAACTTTTACTGCATTAGAAGCCGCTATGAAGAAAATTACTTCAGAGTATTTAACTTCTCCTTTGAGCAAACAAGGTAAAATGGAAAGCGATATGAAAGAAATAGTGGATGATTTAAAAGAATTAACCATGTATTTCGGTAGAAGTTCATAGGTGAAATAAATGGCTTATCTTCTTGAAAAGGATAAGTCCACATCGGATGAAATTGTTCGCTTATTTGAAAAAGTAAGAGTGGCTTATCTATCTGCTCGCACAGACCCTAAAGAATACGGGGCAAAGTGGCGTAGTGCAATAGATGGTATTACAGAAGCCTATGAAAACAATAATCAACTTTCAAATGAGTTAAAGAACTTTATTGAGATTTCTGATTTAGAAGCAGACGATGTTAAAGACCCACAATCACAAAATGCTGAAAAGGTATTTGAAGGAATAAAGAAACTTCGCTATTCTTCCGAATCCATAGATGACCCTTTCGCTAAAAGATTCAAAGGTGAAGTCTTAGAAGCATTGTTATCTTCAACGGGTAACATGGTTAAATTCGTTCACTATGCTATTAGAGAAGACAGTAAAGCACTATCTCCAGACATTTACGCTGTTAAAGACATCGAACCCGACGATATTACGGAGGGTCTTAAGGGTCTTGACCTAGAATCGGATGACATAGACCTGTATATTATAGAACATTATGGGGATGGAAAAGACTCAAACAAAGTCAAATCTAAAGTGAAGGCAGCGATGAATCTATTAGAGTTAATATTCTTATCTAAGAATGATAAGGGTGAATGGAGTGAATTAGAAGAAATTGAGGGCTTGCCTGTTAAGAAAGCCGAAGAAAAGAAATCTAGTGAAGAGAAATCTCAGTCTGATTTTATCGTTCCTAATAAACCAATGTATCGTATTTTTGAAATAGATGATATTAAAGAACTTAAAGGTTTTAGTGGCGAATATTATGTTCAAGAAAAATATGACGGGCTTCGTATTCAAATGCAAAAAATAGATAAGAAGGTTAAAGTGTTCTCTTTTGATGGTAAAGACATTACTTCTAAGTGTAAAAAACAAGTAGAAGAATTAGAAAAGAAACACTTCGGTGATTGTATTTTAGATGGTTCTTTGTTATTGTTTAAGGGGGATGAAGCACTTGATAGAGCAGAAACTATTTCTCATGTTTTTAATGATAAAAATCCAGACGGTAGATTGAGAATGCACATGTTTGATTTACTAAGACATAATGAAAAATCGCTACTAGAAGATACTTTAACTCAGCGAATGCAATTAATGTTTAATAATTACTCTATTCATTCAAGTGAAGATTTAACTTTCCCTTCTAAGAAAGATACTCGTTTAGCAGATTCTATTAAAGATATTGAAGAATACTCTAGGGCAATAATGGAAATGCCGACAGCAGAGGGAGTGGTCATTAAAGACTCTACATCTACTTACTATGTTGGGACTAAGAAAAACCCTAAATGGATTAAATGGAAGAGTTTTGTTGATTTAGATTTGATTGTTCTTGATAAGAAATCATCTGGTGGTAATTACGCTTATTCTTTGGGTGCAGGGCCAACAGAAGGAGAAGGAAAACACTATCAAGAAATAGAAGGTAAAACCTATATGCTTGTTGGTAAGGCTCTTAACACTAAAATCAGTGCTGACTTAGGAAGCATAGTGAGAGTAAAAATAGACCATGTTAAGAAGAAGGGCGACATATACAGCGTTCACTCCGCTAAGGTTATAGAATTACCCGAAGCAAGACACCCCGACAAATTGATTACTCTTGAGATGCTATCCAATGACGGAGAAAAATCATTAAATTATAATGTTGAAGCCCTTAAAAAAGGGATTACAATAACCGACCATATTCACGGAGAAGCCTCTATTCTAATTAAAGGAGACATGGATGGGTTTACTATCTATGGTTTCGAGGAAGACAATTTGATGGCTAAAAACGCTTTAGTAGATTTGGATTTATGGAAACACCAAGCGGAAGAAATTATGAAAACCAAGCAATCTCGTTTAACAGTGGCAGGTTTTCAGTTTATGAAAACGAAAGGCCCACAAACTATCAAAGCACTACATAACTTCTTAGTTAAGAACCACAAGGATTTATACGAAGATATTCTAGAAAGTAAATTAGATAAACTTAAAGACTGGATGAAGCAAAGAGATGGCATTTCATATGATGAAAAGACCAATAAACTTTATTCGGAAGATGATAAAATACTACAAGAAGAAAATATTCTTAAGGAATATAAAACCCCAAAGGAATACAGAGATGGTAAGTTTAAGTTATATCTTAGAGATGATGATAATTTAAACTTAGTTATTAAACTTAAAGACGAAACATTGAATTGGCTTATTGATTTAGAAGATGATGGCGATATATTTGAGTTGTTTGGTAAAGCCGGAAAATTCCCTGCTATGATTGCTAATAACATTTCTAAGAGAAAACTTCTAGATGAAGGTAGCATAAGATTAGGAATACAAAAGCATGGTTATCACGAATATTTCTTAGAAGGGAATAAGTTTGAAACTAAGTTTAATATTAGAAGGCTTAAAGTAGATAACAAGGAAATGTGGCTAGCATGGTCGGGATATAAACAAACTCCTGCTGATGATGAATCGGATGGGGGAGTGTGGAATATCTATGAGGATAGGTATAAAGAATTGACCCTCCCTACTAAATAGAGCCGTGTCTATTATATACTCAAAGACAATAGGAAGGTTTGAGCAACATGAGTATAAGCGTCATGGCTACAAGGAATGATGAGTTCAACATTCTCAAAAGCAACGACGATTTAATGATTGGTGGATATGCGAGCATTGAAATTGTAGATAAACAAAACGATTTGATTACATTAAAAGCATTACAAGAATCAGTTAAAAAATTCATGGGAGATTCAAAGTTTAGAAATGTAATGACTAATCATTCAAATGTTCAAGTTGGAGAAGTCGTAGATTCATATAGAGATAAAACTGGAAAATTATGGAAATCCGAAGTAGATGATGTGGGATTCTTTGTAGTGATTAAACTAAGAGATGACATTGAAAAAGCAAAGGAAGTAGGAAGAAACATTCGCAAAGGGTCATTAAGGTCATTTAGTATTGGTGGACAAGCATTACAAAAAGTAAAGAAAAGCCACAATGAATTAGGGGAATATAACGAAATAAGTAAGTTAGAACTCCATGAAGTAACAATATGTGAAAAAGGCATAAATCCCGAAGCGAAATTCGATATTTTAAAACAAGATATAGGAAGTGAAAAAATGAGTGAAAAACTAGAAAAGGCACTGAGCGAATTGGACACCCTTTTGGAAGAAGTTAATATGCTTCGCAAAGAGGAAGAAGAGGATGAAAACATGATGGAAAGGGCTTCTATGTCAGAAACCGCAGAAATGGCTGATGAAGAAGACATGGATATGGATGATGAAAAGATGGAAGAACAAGAAGAAAATGCAGAATACTCTTCTTATGAAGAAGCAGACAAAGCATACCTTCGTACTCTTGATGGCGCAGGAAACCAAATTGGTGAACCTGCTGACCGAATCGTAATTAACAATGGTAAGCCGACTTCTTCGGATATGCCTGTTGTTAAAGCATTCAGTAACAATGAATTTGATTCTCTTGATTTGAGTAATTCAAACATTGAAAAGGCTTACGCCGCTTTCCGTGAAGAACAACTCGAAGCACTTGCTTACGACAATCTACGAAAGTCTTTTGAAACACGATTTAACTCCGAAAGAGCAAACCGTGAAAACATTCTCGCAAAGTCTCAATATGACGCTGCAAGTGAAATTTCTTCTCTAAAGGAAGAATTTACGCAATTGCGAAAGTCTTTGACCGCTGAGAAGGATTCAATCATTAAGGCTCAAAAAGAAGCAACAGTTACACTCCCATCATTAGAAGACATTTCAGAAATGGAGTGGTCGGATATTCATAAGATGGTGAACAACATTTGAAGGTGATTTAAAATGACAGGATATATTAACACAATTAGAGACTTAGAAGCGCAAACATACGGAATTAACAATCTACCTGCCGGTAATGCTTTATTGAAGCAAGCCGGTATGGTTGGTGGTATTCACACAGGACACGATGGTTCTCCATCATTGTCCGGTAGTGGAGTTTCCGATGTTTCAGCATTATACAACATCGTTTACGGACAAAAGGTTTGGTCTATGCTAAACCGAGAAGTCAATGCACTTTCAATGATTGCAAAGCGACCTTATTCTTCAAGTGGTTGGAGAGTATTAAAGAGCCGACCTGCGGGTGGAAGTGGAAATCTATTTACCGTTGATGCAAGCGGAACAGAGAACCTTGCTGAATTAGGTTCGGATTCACCAAGAGCAGATATGATTGGTGGTGTTCCTGAAAATGCCGGTCTTTCAACTGCCGCAGATGGATTAGGCCCAATTGCTCCAACTTATGCTCAATTAAACATGAGTCCAAAAGTTGTTGCACATCAATTCGATTTCAGTGAATTGGCTATGGAAATGGCTCAAATTGACGATGGAATCGGAGATATTCGAGCGCAAATGCGTGAAGACATGGGTAAGCACCACGCTGAAGTCCAAAACAAGATGCTAGTTATGCCATTAGAACATTACGGTGAATCTTCCGCTATGCCTAACATTGGTAACAACTATTCATCATTGTTGAAGGTTATTACATCAAGAGCAGAATTACTCTTAATTGATGGTGGGGTTCTTGCTACTGATACTACTACTGCTTCAAACGCATTAGGAAAAATTTACGGTAGTGAGCGATTTACTGCCGCTTCTTTCCTTGATGCAGAGGTTGATTTCGGAACAGACTATACCGCAGGTAATGTTCGTTCTTTGACTTTAACTCTTCTAAACAACATGATTCGCAACTTGCGACTTGCAGGTGGCTCTCCAAAGGTTATTCTTACTGGATATGACACTATTCAAGCCCTTGCTGACCTATTACAAAGCCAAGAACGCTTTATGGATAGAAAAGAGATTGTTCCT